ATTAATAACCATAGTTTCCGGTATATCAGATGTAGAATCACCTACCACATATTCATTAGTATTTTTTTCAATACTATCTGTTTCATTTTTAGTCCATTCAATATCTTTAATATTAGCCAGATCAATTTCATTAATATAATAATAACTAGTTTTTGGTATATCTAGCCCTTTACTAATCGCTAATTGATACGCATCAGGATTAGCCGGGACAGGGACTTTTGAATATTCAAGCATATACCAATTATGATATATGCGATCTGTATCTTTTAAATCATCCGCAATTAATCCTAATCCTTCAATATTAATTTGATTAAATTGATTTTTTTCAATCACAATTTTAGGAATAAAACCAATACTATTAGCAAGTGGAAAACCTTCCTTTAAATAATTAAATACTCTACTAGCAAATTCATCTTTACTGTATTGTGTCTTAGCTATTAATCCATTACTATCAGTCTTAATCCACATATTACGGCCAACGGGTAATTGATCGTTTTTATGACACCATAATACTACAGGATTCTTTTTATATTGCGCTAAATCGCCACCTTGCGGTAATACTATTTCCCTATCTCTATCAGGTTTTTTAGTGGTTATATACTCAATACTGGCTCTCTCTTTATCCTCAAATTTTAAATCACTCGGCTCTAATCCCTTTCTAATTAATTCACTATCTGCATCAACTTTAAATTTATTCTTGATACCATTTAATACTTTCCCTTCACATACATCATTCAATTTTAATTTCTGCGTTATTAAAAAACTCATTTTTTATATCTCCTTATTAACTATAAAGGGATCATAGTCCTCCATTTTATAATTAGAATGAATATGTTAATAAAGAACTTATACTTAAATCATTCTTTTTATTATCTATAACAGGATTACTGTAATATGTATCTTTAGCCTTTATTCCTACACCTAAGCCTTTATAGATTAATACATCCACATATAATTTACTTATAATCATATAATTATGTAAATTCTCTATATCAGGATAATAAGAAATGCTTTGTTTTACATCAAATAATTCAGTATCGTAATCTAACACCTGTGCTAATCTTGGTACTGCATCGTCATCCAATATTTGATTATCATATTTCTCAATTTTATAACTACATCCAGCCTCTAATCCAACTTCTAAATTTTTATCCTTATATAGATAAAATCCGGGGCCAACATCTAATATAATTCTACGTTCTAAATTTTCTTCTAAATTATATTCTACCGAACTATCTGCAAACCAATAAAATTGTACATCCAAATCTTGTTTAAATTCCTGTTCAATATATATACGTTCAGCATCTTTATCGTAATCCTTCTCACTATAAGTATATATCCCGGATAAACTAAACTTATTTATTTCAGTTTTACGTTTAGTTTCTCCTAGTGCTGTTATAGCAAGATTGTTATCATTCCCGGTTGAATAATCCGATCCTATACCTATTTTGTTCTCCCATGCTAAACTTGATGTGATTAAAAAACTTGATACCATTCCTAATACTGCTAATGTTATTAAAATCTTTTTCATATTAAATATCCTTCCTTTCTTATAACCTCTTTTAATCCTTTAGCTATTACTCCGGCTAACCTAGGATCAATTTGTATACGTTGTATTTTATCTAATAAATTATGTTTACTATTATCTAAAAAACTAAAATAAATCATATCCGATTTATCTAAAACATTAGCTAAACCTAATAAATAATTTGCATCACTTTTCTGTATCTGTTCCATTTGTTCCATCAACTTTAACTTCCTCCTTAGATTTTTCTGATTCTTCTTTAATCATTTCCTCTTCTACTTCCTCTTTTTTTACCTTTTCTTTTTTTACTTTATTCTTTTTAGGTTTATCAACCTTCTCTTCCTTAATTTCCTCTTTAATCTCTTTTACTTCTTCCTTTTTTGTATCTTCTATAACTGTACAATCATCGCCAACACTATATCTACACACCTGACATGGCATTGATGGTGAAGTACATAATCCCTTCTTTAATACTTCTTCCTTTGTCATACTCCCTCCCTTTAATTAATATTAAATTTTTTCACCTTCTAATATTGAAAGCATTGTACAACGACAATTTATAGATTCACCGGGATCACCAGAAGGATCACCGGGATACATCAACGATGATCCACCAATATCAAAAGTATCATCTATTTTACGTTTTTGCCCATCCGCCATCATATGTGTATCTCTTGTTCTACTATCATCAGTAGCTAACCATTCCTTACCAATTACTACTCCGCTTTGTTTATCACCCTGCAATTTACCAAAATTACTTGCTTTTATCGTTTCAGTCTGTGCTATTCTTTTGGCCTTCCACGGTTTATCAACTGATGTATATCCTTCATAAACACTACCTACACGTTTACTTAACTTCGGTATTCCTTCCCCTGCGTTTATCCCTTCTGCTACTGTACTCTTTAATGCTTCATACGCCGTATCCTGTGTCTCTCTACCAAAATATACACCGTTGTCTTTTATAAATTCTACAACTAATGGATGTTTTACATTAAATGATAATCCGGCTATATTCAAATCATCTATAGTGCGCTGTCCATAATCAATGATCATTCCCTGATATATCTCTTCTCCATCCTTTGAAAATCGCTTTTGCCATTTCTTCTTATTAAATAATATTGCATTTACTTCTTTGTCTGCTTTATTTATCTTTCCCTTTTCAGATTTATCCTCTCGATCTTCTTTCGATAATCCTGATTTACTTAAATTATTTAATACCTCCTTTTCCTGCTCGTTAAATAACTTACGCATGCGCTTTATTATGTCATCTTCGTAAGGCTCTAATGATTTTATATAAGCTTTATATTTCGCCTGCCTACTCTTTTCTTTTACAATAATATATTCATCACTATTTTTTACCCGTGCTACTATCTGCTCAACTATATTATTTATAAAATTTTCTGAAAAAAATCTTAACATTAGCTATTTAATATATTATCAATAAAATTAGCATTCTTATAAAAATTATCTTTTTTAATATCATCTAATATATTTAATATACTTATATAAAAATCTCTAAAATTATTATCTACTTTTTCTAAAAGATAATACTCGCATCCTCTTACATATCTATTAGTACTATCATATATATCTGTACCACATATTTCATATCTAAAATTATTCACTTCTTTTACCACCTTTATTCCATGCCTTCTTACCAAAATATTTAACCGCTATATACATTATATGCGCTTTCCACCATACTACTCCTAATATTTCCATACCATGAAGAAATATCATATCTGATTGCGCTTTAGTAAAATCATGCGTTGTGTATAAATAATCATGAATTACAGCCGCCTTACCATACTTACCCCAGGGCGGAACTATATTCCAAAATAACTGAGGTACAGAAGCAAAATCAGTTATAAACCCTTTCTTTATATGAATATTATGTTTAAGATCATCAATAACACCTTTATTAATATAAAAATCAAATGAGCGTACTAACTCCCATTTTCTATCTCCATATGGCGTTACTATTAATGGTGTTGTGAAACTACTCATATACGTAATTGATTAATAATCTGTTTACTAATTTTATCTATAATAGCAGCTTCTAATATTTTTTCTTCTTCATTATTCTGAATATTCTGTTGATCTTGTACTGACATTGGCGTTCCCATTGGAACTAAATTAAACGGCTGATACCTTATGTCTCCACCCTCGAAAGGTTCTAACCCTTTCTTTGCCCTTTCTTCATTTTTTGTAGTTAAATTAGCTGCAAGATTAGCCGTCATTTCCTGTAATGCAAATTCTTTATCTTCCGGAATTGGATTATCAAATGCAACAAAAAGATTCTCATCATATCTGGCCATAATTTTTTCGTTTATTTTCTCTTCTATGCGTGTTAATCTAGGTAATATTCCATCACGCATATACTGCCGTTCCCCGGCATCTGCATTAGACCGATTAACCGAATCAGTTGTTAGCTTGGATATAGGTACATCAAATGCAGCCGCAATTTCTTCCCTAGTAAATTTACGACCTTGTAAAAAATTCAAATCTTTAGGTGGTAATCCGTAATGCTTATATGTTACTCCTTTATCAAGTAAAGGAGTTTTCCCGACATTATCTACACCACCATAAGCCTGCTTTAATTCAACTTTTAATCGATCAAAATCTTCCGCACTTATCTCTTCCGCTGTTTCAAAACCTCCTTCTAATCTACCCATATTTTTAAATATACTTATTTCATATTTATTCATATTATGATTAATATCATAGGCATATGCTATACCAGACAAAGGAGACATACCGTATAACATATCATGAGGTGAGGCATATTTGAAATGTATAACTTCTTGTTCACTAAATATAATCGAATCAGTCATAGTATTATTCTTATACTTATATCCACGCACTAAATTTTTCATATCAGGGATAATAGACATAAACTGTGAAGGTAAAACCCACACTTCACC